ATGCCTTGGAAAAATGAACCAAACATCCTTTCAATGCTGCTTGCTTTCGGCATGACGCTGCTGGGGGCGATCGCCAGCTATTCCTTCAAGGTCTTGAACGGCGAAACCTTTAGCTGGAGGACGCTGTTCTTGCAGCTGTTCGTCTCTATTTTCGCCGGTTTGACCATGGTGATGATTGCGCTGCATTACGACTGGCCTTCGGAGGTGATGGGCGGCGTATGCGGCATGGCGGGGTGGTCGGGAGCATCGCTGATCAAGGCATTGGAACGCCGATTTCTCAATAAAGCGTCAGGAGGAAACCATGAAGATAAGTGACGATGGCATGGCGCTGATCAAGCGTTTCGAAGGCCTGCGGTTGCAGGCTTACCAGGACTCGGTCGGCGTTTGGACCATCGGCTACGGTTGGACCCAGCGGGTAGCGGGACGAAAAATAGGGGCCGGTATGGCGATCAACACCGCAACGGCCGAGCGTTTGCTGGCGTGTGGTGTCGCTCAATTTGAACAGGGCGTCGAACGGCGGGTAACGGTGCCGATCACGCAGGGGCAATTCGATGCGCTGGTGAGCTTTACCTATAACCTGGGCCTGCGCGCGCTGGATAACTCGACGCTGCTGCGCCGGCTGAACGCCGGCGATCGGCAGGGGGCGGCCGATCAGTTCGGGCGTTGGGTGAATGCGGGCGGCGTGCGGCTCGATGGGTTGGTTGCTCGGCGCGCGGCTGAACGCGCGCTGTTCCTGTCCTGATGTCCGAATGTGTCTGCAGAACGATTCCCCCCTCAAAACGACGGAGACCTTGCCCAAATGATTGAAGATGAAATCCAACGCTCGCTGGCCGCGCTAACCCATCTGGCGGTTCATCCGCTGGTCTTGCCGGATCCGCAGCAAGAAGGCGTGACCTATCAGAAGATCAGCGATCTGAAAGTGAACACCGGTCTGGTTGACAGTTCGCTGGTACAGAGCCGTTTTCAGATCGTGCTGTACGTGATCGCCGATTACTCCCGGCTGATCGCTCTGGATAAGGCGGTTTTGAATGCCTGGGAAGGGGTTCGGCATGGCCATATCGGCCAATGGCCGGTACAGGCGGTCACGCGCAGCACCCTTTTGCAGAGCGCCACGCCCCTGGCGGATAACCGCGTTCAGTACCGGATGGCGCGCGATTATCTCATCACGCATTCCGAGGTGGCGGCGTGATCGCCATGAACGTTTCCGGCATGGCGGAATTGGCTCGTCGATTGGAAACGATTCGGCGCGAGGTCACCAGCCACATTCTGCCGGAGGCCGGCCACGCCGCGCTGGCGCCGCTACTCAGCACGATGCGGCAGTGTGCCGATCGGGGGGCGCCAAACAGCGAGCCATCGCTGAGCGCCGGCATCGCGATACGTCCGGCCGTTACCGGATGGAACGCGGTGACGTTGCGTGTCGGCCCCAGTAAACAGCATTACCACAGAGCCCTGGCGCAAGAGTACGGCACGGCAACGCAAGCCGCCGCCCCGTTTATTCGTCCTGCGCTGGATCACCATAAGCACCAAGTGTTACGCATCCTGGCGGCTAACGTCCGCTATGGCATCGAAAACCGGTAGCGACCGCTACCATCCTTCATCAAAAAAGAGAGAGAAAAACTATGGCTGATAAAACTTCGCCAGAATACGCCATGCTGCCTGCCGGCACTATCGTCAAATGGGGCACCGTTGGGGCTGCGCCCACGGCCATGAAGGCGCTGACCAACTGTAAAGCGGTAGGTGAAATGGGGCAAACCGGCGGTTTTGTCGATTGCACCACGCTGCTGGATACCGCCAAGCAGTTTATTTCCGACCTGCCGGAAGGCGCGGAGAAATCCATCGGTTTCATCGACGATCCGTCCAACGCCGATTTCGCGGCGCTGCTGAATGCGGCGGACAAGCGCGAAACGGTACAGTTTTACGTCGAGCTGCCGAACGGCCGCACTTCCACCTCCATCCTGTCGCTGTCCGGCTGGAAAATGAATGAGATCACCGCCCCGGCGAGTGAAGTCATTCAGATTACCGTTCAGGGCAAGCAAAACAGCAACACCTGGGGCTCGGTTACCCCGAAGGTGTGACGAACCGACGATCGCGCTGGCTTAACGCCTGAGGGCGCTCGACGCGATCGCTTCCGCCGCGGGCCATGTGGCCTGCGGCAATTTTCTTCATGCAGAGCACATTATATGAACAAGGAAAAACCGATGACTGAGAAATACGATCTGAAAGCGCTGAAAGCGGCGCTGCTGAAATCCGACGACCACGTGATCGAAACGCAGATCTTTGGCGCCAAAGCCTTTATCCGCCGCCTGAAAGCGGCGGAACTGCAGGAAAACGAAGACGGCATGAAGGCCGCCATCGACAGCGGTGATATGAACAAAGCCGCACAGCTCAACGTGCAGCTGCTGCTGTCTTGCCTGATGACGCCGGACGGTAAACGCATCCCGGCCGGCGCCCTGCCGAGCGTAGGCGATCTGCTGGCGGCGCACGACAACCCGACGCTGGTCGAAGCCATCGGCGCCGTCAAGCGCCATGCGGTCGGCAGCCTGGAGGAAGCGGAAAAAAACTGACTGACTCGCCCTGGCTGATGTTGGTGTTCCAACTGGCCGATCGCTGGGGTGAGTCGGATCCTCGCAAGATCGCCGCGCTGCCGGCGCACATCCTGAATCACTGGCGGGCATACTTCAAACTGCAAGGCATGACGGCCGATGCGGCGGAGAGTGCCCCCGTTCATCAATCCGGTCAGCCCGCGCAAAGCAGTATTGATATGCAGTGTGCTGACGTTATGCGAGTGCTGGGAAATGGCTGATACCGCACAGTTGGTCGTCGGGTTGCAACTGAATGACACCAACTTTAAAAACAAACTGACGGCGGCTTACCGTACCGCCGGGGAACAATCCGCCAAATTTAACCGCCAGGCTCAGCAGGACGCGAAGAAGACCGACGAGTCGTATCAACGCATCGGCGGCGCGCTTGGCGGCCTGGCGGGGAAACTGGCGGGGCTGGCCGGCGTCGAGCTGTCGCTGCAGGGGCTCGCCGCCACGTCGCGCCAGTATGGGCAGGCGCTCACCGAACTTGCGTCCATCACCGTCGCCGCGACGGCGCAGATGAAGCAGTTGGACGACGCGGCCCGCCAGGCGAGCAGCGCCTCCGGCGAAGGCGGCAGCCGCGCGGAGGAGATGCTGAAACTGGCCGGCGGCCTGAATGACAGCGCGGCGGCCTGGCGCGATCAGGCGGCGGCGGCGCGTGGGGCGGCCCAGGCGACATCGGGCGTCGGCGCGGCGTCTCGCGTCGCCAACGTTGCGTTGGGGGCGCTTGGCGGCCCGATCGGTGTCGCCATCCAGGCGGGATTGGCGATGCTGTACTTCCATGAGCAAAACCAATTAGCTCGCCAATCGGCTTTAGAATTGAAAGATGCGGCGGTCGAGACGGCCGAAGATCTCAGCAAACTCTCCAGGGCAAAGCTTGCCGTCAAAATTGATACCTTCGACGATCAGCTAAAGACGCTCAATGAGGAAAAAGCCAAGATCGAAAACCAACTGGCGCGCAGGAGCGATATCCGAATTGCTGGCTTAGAGCGGCGAAGCAAAGGGGTGTTGGGATTCCTCTATTCTGATCCCAAAGAGGTGAAGAAAGAACGGAATGCCTTGCAAGCGCAGTTGGAAGATGTCATTAAGGGCGAGAAAGCGATCCGGCTTCGGCGAAGCAATGCCGTTAATGCACAGAATGGCAACGGCAGCCATGTTGAGACCAAACCTGTTAAGCCTAAGGGCCATCAAACAAGTGCCCCTCCTGTCGGTCGTATTTTCAACGATAACGGCAAGCAGCAGGCTCTAGAACAGTACCAACAGCTGCGTCAGGAAATCGAGCAGGCGCATCTGAGCAGCCTCGACAAAATCACCCAGGATGAACAAAGCGCACAGGCCAAGCTGGCGTCAGCGGCCAAGGCGGCCGGTGCCGGGCAGGCCGATGTGCAGCGTGCGATGGCGCTGAACGCCGAGAAGTATCAGCGGCAGCGGCAACAGCTCGCTGAACAATACGCGCCAGGGCAGGCGGCGGTGCGTAAAGAGCAAGAGGTCGGCAAGGAGCTGAAGGCGTTGTATGACGGGCGGCTGTTGACCGAACGCGAGTACCACAACGCCAGCCGGATGCAGCAGCAAGAAACGGCGCGCCAGCGGCTGAAGGCCGAAACCGACGCGCTCGCTGCGCCTCGCCTGAACATTGCCGGTGATGTGGATCCTGCCGTTCGCCTTAACAATCAACTGGTGCAGCAGCAGGCCCAATACCAGGCCTACTACCAGCAAGGCATTCTGGATAAACAGCGCTATGAACAGCTGATGCAGGCGGCGACGCAGGAATCGTCGGACGCTCAGTATCAGCAGGCGCTGAGTCTGTTCGGCGGGCAGAGCCGTGTGCACAAGATGGCGCTGGGGCTGGTGGATATGACGCGGGAACGGACCTCCGGCATGATGTTCGATCTGCTGACCGGGACGCAAAACTTTAAGCAAAGCATGCTCGGTTTGATGACCTCCATGACGCAGTCCATCATTCAGCAACTGATCGATCTGGCGATGCAGGCGCTGTTAACCAGAACTTTTCTCTCTACCTTTATGAACATCGGCGGCGGTTTGCTGGGCGGGGCGGCAAGCGCTGGCGCGGGCACGGCCGGTTCAGGCGCGATGGGCATGCCGACCGGTTGGCAAGGCTATGTCCCCAACGCCAAGGGCGGCGTGTACGCCTCGCCTTCGCTTAGCGCATTCAGCGGCCAGATCGTCAGCAATCCCACATTGTTCGCGTTCGCCAGAGGCGCCGGCTTGATGGGCGAAGCCGGGCCGGAGGCCATCATGCCGCTCAAACGCGGCGCGGACGGTTCGCTTGGCGTGCGGGCGATCGGCGGCGGCCAGCAGCCTGCGGCGGCACCGAATGTCTACATCACCATCGAGAACGGCGGCAACGTCAGCTCGCAGGCCGATCCGGGATGGGGCGAGTTCGGTAAACAGATGGGCAATATCGCCGCGCAGGAAAGCCAGAAGGTGATCAACCGCAACCTGATGCCGGGCCAGCCGATTTGGAAAGCAATCAAGGGGATGTAATGGGCATTCAGACATTTGAATTTCCGGCGCGCGTCAATGCCGCCGGCGATATACGTTTTCGCGTCAGAAAGGCGCAGTTCGGCGACGGCTATGCGCAGGTCTCCGGAGACGGCATTAACCCGATCGTGCGCTCTTGGGATCTGACCTTTGTCGGCAAGTATGACTACATCACGCCGATCATCGTCTTTCTGGAAAATCATCACGGGGTGAAATCCTTCCAATGGACGCCACCAACGCAAGTTCCCGGCCTGTACCGCTGCGAGGGCTATAAGCCGGTCGCCATGGGCGGGGATAACTATTCACTGACGGCCACGTTTACCGAGGCCTTCCACGTTTAACCGGGGGAGACGATGCTGAATTCAGATTTGCAAAAGCTGGAGCCGGGCAACCGCATCCGCCTGATTGAGGTAGACGGCACCCGGTTTGGCGCCGATATTCTGCGCTTTCATTGCGATACCCTGCCTTTTACGCCGCAAGAGCTGGCCGCCGCCGGCGGTGATGAAACCAAACTGCCGGCGAAATCGGTCTGGTGGCAGGGGCATGAGTACGGCCCGTGGCCGTTTAGCGTCGAAGGGCTGGAGATCTCCGCCGACAGCCAGGGCAATGCGCCCAAGCTGTCGGTCGCCAATATCAACGGCTTGATCAGCGCGCTTTGCCTGCAGTTTGAGGACATGGCGCAGGCCAAGGTGCGGATCCACGACACGCTGGTGCACTACCTTGACGCCCGCAACTTCCCGCAAGGGAACTCTTCGGCCGATCCGCTGCAGGAAAAGCTGCAGGTGTTTTATATCGATCGCAAGGCGACGGAAAGCGACGAGGCGGTGGAATTCGAGCTCTCCAGCCCGGCGGACCTGCGGGGATTGCGCATCCCGACCCGGCAAATCCACAGCCTGTGCACCTGGTGCTCGCGCGGCGGCTATCGCACCGGCAAGGGCTGCGATTACGCCGGTAGCCGTTACTTTGACGACAAGGGCAACCCGGTGGATGACCCGAGCCAGGATCGCTGCGGCGGGCTGCTGAGCGACTGCCAGAAACGCTTTGGCGAGCACGAGCCGCTGCCGTTCGGCGGCTTCCCCGGCGCGGCGTTAATCCGGCAGTAGGGGGCGAGCATGAAAGAAAAAACCGCAGCGGCCATTATGGCGCACGCCAGGGCCGAGTATCCGCGCGAATGCTGCGGCGTGGTGGCGCAAAAATCCCGCGTGGAGCGCTATTTTCCATGCCGCAACCTGGCGGACAATCCTACCGAGCAGTTTCATCTGGCGCCGGAAGACTACGTGGCCGCCGCCGAATGGGGCACCATCACCCTCATTGTGCACAGCCACCCGGACGCCACCACGCAGCCGAGTGAGCTGGACAAGGCGCAGTGCGACGCGATGGCGTTGCCCTGGGCGATAGCCAGCTGGCCGGAGGGGGATTTACGCACCCTCTTGCCGCGCGGCGAACTGCCGCTGGTGGGCCGCCCGTTCGTGCTGGGGCATACCGATTGTTGGGGGCTGGTCATGAGCTACTACCGGCAGGAGCACGGCATAGCGCTTCAGGATTACCGCGTTGATTATCCGTGGTGGGAACGGGGTGAAAACCGCTATCTGGATAACTGGCATGCGTGCGGCTTTCGCGAGTTCGACGGTCCACCGATGCCGGGTGACATGGTGATTATGCAGGTTTCAGCACCGGTGGCGAACCATGCCGGTATTCTGCTCGAAGACGGCATGCTGCTGCACCACATGTACGGCATGCTCAGCCAGCGGGTGCCTTACGGCGGCTACTGGAAGGAGCGAACGATGAAGGTGTTGCGTCACGGGGCGCTGACTTGATTGAGAGGTAGTATGTTTATTGACATTCCAATGCGCACCATTCGTTTTCATGGTCCCATGATTAAGGTTTTCGGCCGCGAATTTAAATATCGGGCATCAACGGTGCCGAAGGCGATCGATGCGATGAAAAATCTGCTTCCAGGCTTTGAACGCTACATGCTTGAAGCGCACAAACGCGGCCTGACATTTTCTATTTTCGTTGGTAAACGCAATGTCGGGCAGGATGAGCTGGCATTCACCAAAGGGTCGGAAGAGATTCACCTTGTTCCCGTCGTGATTGGGAGCAAGCGCGCAGGCTTATTCCAGACCGTGTTGGGCGTAGCGCTGGTTGCCGTGGCTATGTATGTTTCTGCGGGCGCAGGGACGGGGGCTCTGGGGGCATTTACGGCGGGTGGGGGAACTGGCATGGCGGCGATGGCCGGTGCTTCCATGGCCCTCGGCGGCATCCTCCAAATGCTTTCCCCGCAAATGGGCGGGCTGCGCATGCGGCAAGGCCCGGAAAATAAACCGAGCTATGCCTTTGGCGGGCCGGTCAATACCACGGCGCAGGGCAACCCCGTCGGCGTGCTGTACGGCACGCGTGAAATTGGCGGGGCGATTATCTCCGCAGGCATTTATACCGAAGACCAGCAATAACGACATCCGTTTGAACAGACAGCCGCAATAGCGGCTTTTTTTATGGGCGAAATATGGCACAGAACATGATCCGTGGGCGAAAAGGCGGCGGCGGTGGCGGCCACACGCCGGTAGAATCGCCAGACAGCATTCAGTCGATCGCCAGAGCGAAGATGTTGTTCGCATTGGGCGAAGGGGAGTTTGCCGGCGGGCTGGATGGCACAAACATTTTTATTGACGGTACGCCGGTGTTGGGCAGCGACGGAACGGAAAACTTTCCCGGTTTCCGCTGGGAATTCCGCCCTGGTTCGCAGGCGCAGGAATATATCCAGGGCATTCCCGCCGTTGAGAATGAGATCTCGGTTGGCAGCGAACTGAAAAGCGGCGCACCGTGGGTGCGTTCCGTCTCGAACCTGCAACTTTCCGCCGTTCGCCTGCGCCTGGGGTGGCCCATGCTGCAAAAGCAGGCGGACAACGGCGACGTCAACGGCTATCGCATCGAGTATGCCATCGACGTGGCGACCGACGGCGGCAGCTACCAGGAGGTGTTAACGGCGGCGATCGACGATAAAACCACCTCGCTGTACGAACGCTCGCACCGCATCAATTTGCCGAAGGCCACCACGGGATGGCAGCTGCGCGTGCGCCGGTTGACGCCTAACGCCAACAGCGCCCGGATCGCCGACCGCATGAACATCGAGGCGCTGACCGAAATCATCGACGCCAAGCTGCGCTATCCGAACACCGCGCTGCTGTACGTAGAGTTCGACTCGAAGCAGTTCCCCAACATCCCGAAGATCAGCTGCAAACCGCGCGGCCGCCTGATCCGCGTGCCGGACAACTACGATCCGCAAACGCGCAGCTATACCGGCATCTGGAGCGGCGGCTTTAAGTGGGCCTACAGCGATAACCCGGCGTGGGTGTTTTACGACATTATTTTGGCCGAGCGCTTTGGCCTGGGCGACCGCATCGATGCGTCTCAGGTCTCGGAGTCCGAGCTGTATCGCATCGCGCAGTATTGCGATCAGCCGGTGCCGGACGGGCGCGGCGGCGAGGGCATGGAGCCGCGCTTTACCTGCAACGTTTATCTGCAGTCGCGGGAAGAGGCCTGGACGGTGCTGAGCGATTTGGCCGGCATCTTCCGCGGCATGACCTATTGGGGGCAAAACCAAATGGTCGCCCTGGCGGACATGCCGCGCGATATGGACTTCACCTACACCCGCGCCAACGTCATCGACGGCAAGTTTACCTACTCGTCCGCCAGCGAACGCACCCGCTACAGCACCGCGATGGTCAGCTGGTCCGATCCTGGCAACCATTACGCCGATGCGATAGAGGCGGTATTCGACAGCGATCTGGTGCGCCGCTACGACGTGAACCAGACCGAGTTGACGGCCATCGGCTGCACCACGCCGAGCGAAGCGAACCGCCGCGGCCGCTGGGCGCTGTTGACCAACAGCAAGGATCGTACGGTCAGCTTCTCCGTGGGGCTGGACGGCATGATCCCCATGCCGGGGCATATCGTCGGCGTGGCGGATCAGATGCTGGCCGGGCGGGTGATTGGCGGGCGCCTCAGCGGTGCGGACGGCCGTAAACTGACGTTGGACAGGAAGCCGGGCGCCAAAGCCGGCGATCGCCTGATCGTCAACCTGCCTTCCGGCCGGGCGCAGGCGCGCACCGTGCAGGCGGTGAATGAACGCGTAGTGACCGTCACCACCGCCTACAGCGAGGCGCCGGCGCCGGAGGCGGCCTGGTCCATCGACGCGGACGATCTGGCGGTGCAGCTTTACCGCGTGGTGGGCATCGCCGATAACGGCGACAACACCTATGCCGTGAACGCCGCGGAACACGATCCGAATAAGTACGCCCGCATAGATACCGGCGCGCGTATCGACGATCGGCCGATTTCCATCATTCCGCCCGGCGTGCAGGCGCCGCCGAAAAACATCACCATCGACAGCTACTCCTCGGTGAGCCAGGGTATCGCCATTACCACCCTGCGCGCCACCTGGGGCGCGGTTGAAAATGCCATCGCCTATGAGGCCGAGTGGCGCAAAGATAACGGCAACTGGGTGTCGGTGCCGCGCACCTCGGCGCTCGGCTTCGAGGTGCCGGGAATTTACGCCGGCCGCTATCGGGTGCGCGCGCGGGCCATCAACGCTAGCAATGTATCGTCCATCTGGGCGACCTCGATGGAAACCTACCTCAAGGGTAAAGAGGGTAAGCCGCCGATGCCGGTCGGCTTCAAAGCATCGCCTTTGCTGTGGGGCATTCAGCTCGACTGGGCGTTCCCGTCCGGTGCCGAAGATACGCTGAAAACCGAAATTCAGTATGCGGACAACGCCGCCGGGAATAACGCGATGCTGCTGGCCGATATCCCGTATCCGCTGCACACCCACGCCATGACCGGGTTGAAGGCCGGTCAGGCCTTCTGGTTCCGCGCGCGGTTGCAAGACCGCACCGGCAATCAGGGCGACTGGACAGGCTGGGCCGCCGGGCAGGCGAACGCGGACGCCGGCGATTATCTCGAGAACATCGGCGACGATCTCCTGACCGCGAAAGACGGCGAGCGGCTGGTGGGCGATATCGACACCAACATCGACGCCATCTTGCAGAATGCGCTGGCCAACAACGCGACGGTGGATCACCAGTGGGCGCAGTACGGCACGGTGCGCGCCGATATCATGGTGGTGAAAACCACCATCGCGGAGGTCGATCGCGGGCTGGCCGAGATGAAAACTCAGGTGCAGGCGCAGATTGACGACGTAGCGGCGGTGCTGGAAGACAAACTGACGGCGACGGTAGACGCCGACGGCGCCACGGCCATCCATACGCTGAAAGCGGGCGTGCGGGTGAACGGCACCTTCTACAATGCCGGCATGTCGATCGCGGTATTGGCGGAAAACGGCAGACCGGTCACCACCCGCGTGGGCTTTAACGCCAATCAGTTCGTGTTGATGAGCGGCAACAACAGTAATCAGTATTCGCCGTTTGCCGTAGTGGATGGGCAGGTGTTTATTAGCGATGCGTTTATTCGCAATGGCACCATCGATAGCGCCAAGATCGCACAGCATATCCAGTCTTCTAATTGGATAAACGGGCAGCGTGGCTGGGCGATAAATAAAGATGGCGGGGCACAATTCAATAACATTAGCGCCCGTGGAGCGATATATGCCGACACCGGTGAGTTTAAAAATGGCGTGATTGGCAATTGCCGGATCCTCGAGAATTGCTCCATTGAGGGGAAACTTTCCGCCGCGAATATCGAAGGCGCGATCATGGATGGCTCGATGTTAAGCTGGACGGGTTATCATACTAATGCCAGTCGGTTATTACGCTTTGGTGGTAATAATGTTATTCCTGTTCGTGTTTTTGGACAGATTCAAATTAAAAGAAGTGGTCGAGGATATCCTCACGGTTATGGTGGGGTTAGGCAAAACACAACCGGTGGAGGCTATATGCCAGAGGTTTCCGTTAGTTCCAGCTCTGGTAGCGGGCAACCTTCAGTATCCATCGTTTATATCGATACATTAATTGGAAAGTCTTCGACTGCTTTTTGGCAGCTTGCCTCAGGAGAGCTTGACCAAGGACAATCGCATTCAACGACTTTTATTGTGAACATCTTTGCCACTCCGCAATATACAGCCTTTGCACTGGAGTAATCATCATCTCCGTAACGAGGCTCTTTTATCAGGCTAATTCAGGAGGATATTTATGCCAACAGGCACACTCACTTTAACGAATAATTCCACAATAGTAAAAGGTACCGGAACGGCCTTTAATACCGAGCTGAAGGCCGGTGATTTCATCGTAAGCGTTGTCGGTGGCGTTACCTATACGCTGCCGGCGAAAACCGTTGATAGCGCCACACAGGCGACGCTGATTAAAGCCTACGATGGCCCAACGCAGGCGGGCGCAGCATGGTATGCCGTGCCGCGCGATGCGATGAATGCTATCACCGCCCAACTGGCCACCGAGACAGCGAAAGCCCTGCGAGGGCTGAACCTCGATAAAGAGAACTGGCAACAGGTCTTCAGCAATACCGGGAATATTACCGTTAAGTTGCCGGACGGTGGCACCTATATTGGCCCGGCCTGGAACAGTATTACGGCTTCGCTTAATAATAAATTAGATAAGACGGTTACTACTGCCCAAGAGATTAAAGGTGATCTATCTTTACAAGGCTCTCTTATTACTGGGCAAGCGGCAAATCTTGATGTGGGTGGGTATGCTAGGTTCAGAAAGTCGGTCACGTTTGATGATTACATGTTGCTCAAAAGTGCAGTGCAATTGAGCCCTGCAGAAAACTCTGCTACGTCAATTACTGCGACCAATACTTTTACAGGCAATTCAGGAACAGTTCAAGGGCCAGCAATTACATCACAGATTAAGGCTCAGGGCGTTGTTAAGCAAATGACAATGTCATTGCGTCAAGAGTTAAATATCACCGACTATGGATTTATCTCCTTTCAAGATTGGGCTGGGAGGTGGCATGAGGTTCGTCTGCAAAATAATGGGGATATGAATAATTTGACCGGAAACTGGGTTACCGGCTCAGATCGTAGAATTAAAACTGAAGTAGAAGAAATTGAAGACCCTATAACACTCATTCGCGGTCTAAAACTCTATACCGGCAAGCGCGATGGCAAGCCCTTTATCGGTGGTATCGCACAAGAAATTGAAAAGAGCCTTCCTCAGGTTGTTGCTGAAGGCGGCTCCTTAGAATTGCAAAACGGTGAAATGGTTGAGCGAGTAAAATCCGTCGATTATTCAACGCTGGGATATGTGGCCCTGGCCGCACTGAATCAGGCTCTGGATAGAATCGATCGCCAGGATGAATTAATCAAAGAACTCATGGAGAAAGTACAATGACATTAATCAGCGGAATATTAAAAGGCCCTTACGGCGATCCTCGCTCCGGCGTAACCATTACTCTGCGCGCAGTCAGAACCTCGTCAACGGTCTTGAGCCTGGCTAAATCCCAGTCGGTGACGGATGATGGCGGTAAATACGCTTTGGCCGTAGAGCCGGGCGCTTACGAGGTCATCATCTCTGTGTATGGCGCGCAGCCGGAGCGGGTGGGGGCTATCGAGGTTTATAACGATTCACTGCCCGGCACGCTCAATGATTTCCTGCGTCGGCCAGGGGAAAGCGATATTACGCCTGAGATTGTGCAAACCGTCGATCGCCTGCGCGCAGAAGCGGCAGCGTCCGCCGGCAAGGCATCTTCCTCCGCTGCGGCGGCAAAAATCAGTGAGCAAAATGCGGCGAAGAGCGCCACTCAGGTGGTGACCGCATTTGACAATGTGCGGTTCAAGTTACCGGAAAATAACACCAATATCACCACCTGGTTCCTTTTGGGGCAGTTTAAAAATGCGGGGCAAAATGGCGTTGGGATCGCGCTCAATTTCTACGGTTCGAATGGCTATAACGGGTTTGTTTATAACGCCGGCCTGTCACGCCTGATGCTGAGAACGGGTAATCTTGGCGCCAGCGATACGACCAATAAGGCCAACCGTATCGGCGGTACTTTTATTAATGATACCGGAACGCCGATCTTGGATATTCAGGTTATTGAATCCAGTCGCGATAATTATGATATCTATGTGAAAGTGAATAGCTTCACCATCAACTGCTGGTATACGGTTGAGCAAATCACCTACGCGAATGCCGCCGGTCTGCGCTGGGAGCATAAGGCGGTAAAACAATCGGTGGAACCGGTTGGGGTGATGAAAATTGACATGCGTACAGGCGTTTCGTTCTCGCAATCGCAGGCGCTGCCCGATTATGCGACTGTCGCCCAATCTGCTATCGGTGGTTTTGGTACCGGACCAATGCATACTGAGGATGCATTCGCGAAGGATAATAAATCTTCTATTCAGCGCTACACTGTCGTGACGGCCAACCGGCCGGGCAACGTGTCCGGGGGGCTATTAACGCTGCCGGTGGATGGCGGCCCTTCGTGCGCGTATTTTGCCACATCGATTTCGCGGCAGGCCTGGGTGGGGAGTTCATCTACCGCATTGCCGTCGACCATCACCTGGTCGCGGTTATTTAGCTCGTCCGATCAACCCACCGTCGCAGACATTCCAAATCTGAAGGACTGGGGATTGAGTAAAGGCGTGACGGCGGCGAATAAAGGCAATTTCAATGCGCAAATGCAAAGCCGGCGTGGTTATGTAGGCACGGACCCTATTGGCAACCCCTTTAAAGACGTTGGCACATATTTCCTCGATACGCGCTCATGGGCAGTGACGCAGACGGGAACCGACGACAGCTTTAGGACGGTACAAACCTGTTACGGCTATGGTGTGAATGCGGCTCAAGCAGGGAAAATCGCCGTGCGCAGTTGGAATGGCAGTGCGTTTACCCCCTGGGTTTGGATGTGGTCGGAAGCCAACACTACCGTTGATGCCAACGGCTTTATTAAGAAAGCCTCACCGATCGCCAGGTTGTCCGCGGCTTCTGAGCATATGCAGGCTGACTATCTGGACGGCGGCTTTGCTCTGGCCGGCTATGTTGCCGTTAACGGTGAGGCGACAGGGGTAAGTGCTGAGCGAATCTCCACCGGCGTTTATCAACTGAAAGGTTCGCTGGGGTTGGCAAAGGAGGGCTGGACGATCGAAGTACCGCAGGACGTGAACGGTAACCGCCTGTGCTTTGTAGAAACCGTCACTGACAGCGATGGCGTGATTACGGTGAAAATCAGCAAACGTCGTTTTGACATCGATACCGCGTCGGTTGTGGCCGGCGAAGCGATGGATATCCCTGAAGGGCGCTGGATCGATCTGCGCCTCACCATGCCGGTGCATGAGGTGGTGGAAGTGTTGCCGCCGGAGGCGCTGGTATCAAACGATGACACGCCATCGGAAGCCAACGCGGCTTCATAAATAAAGTGGATGCCAGGTAAAATGCCGGTGCAGAAGGTTATTGGCCGCCTATTGCATCGGCGCCGGCATTATCATCGAGAGGCTCGGGCAAACATGCTGCCCGTTCCGCCCGGCAAGGTTCCCGCTGAGTGGGAGTCAATACCGTTACTGCCCGTCAAATATCAGTGACCAGCCACTGATCCGCTTCTTCGAACATCTCTTCCAACATTCGGTTCAGCTTCTCACGATCGCTTTTGCTGGCGTCGGAGTTCAGGCCGTTGGCCTGCATCGGCTTCACGCGCACCTCCGCCTCCGGGAACAGCGCATGCACGCGTTTTTCCAGCTCGTTGCGAATAATCTCGGCGGCGTTGGGTAGCCCAGCGACGTTGCGCTTGTCGTACACTAATTCTACAAACATGACTTACCTGTAAACACTGATTTAATGTACAGTATTCTGGCCTGAGGAAGGCGGATTGGCAAGAGGGGGGCGCAATTTTGCATAAGGCGTTTATTCTTACTTGCGCAGCGGGCGGCCAAGCCTGCCACGGCATCATTTCTTTACGTCTGGCCAGTGGTCTGCATTTTCCCCGCTCACTTCGGGCGTGAATATTCAAAGGGCACGATTATCCCCCGCAGTCTACATTTTTCTCCCTTACAAATCAGTACGTAAGGCGGTGGCGTCGGGCTGGGGCTCCCTGGTGTTGGGGGCCCGGCGCCACCTTTCTGGTCGCCGTTCTTGGCATAATATCGATCAACGCAGGTACGCATCGGAACTCGGCGCTACGGGCGCTGACGCAGCTTCTTCGCGTTCTGACAGAGAAAAAATCCCGAGTGTTGGGCAATGGTCGCTCTATGAGCGCTGAATAAAGCATTCATCTTATTTCCTTTAAAATTATTAAACCGGGATGCGGTTTGCTCTCCAGGTTGGCTTCTGTGCGTTAAATTGCTGCGGGGTTAATGATCAGCATTTTGGGTTTCTCCCGCGTCAGCTATGGCGTGACCCGGGCGTTGTAAAGCGCCTTTGATGTTTGATGAACGGGATATGAGTTAGCCTGCTTAGACAGCCATTTTATAAGTAAATTGAATCATTTAAAAAGCAACCAATCACGTTCGGTAATAACGGCGATTCACAATAAAATAATTATATTACAATGCATTATATTTATATTTCGTATACCAAAGGCCCCGAGCCATTGTCATGCCCACCCTGTAAGTGGTTTAATGTTTTTGATTCACTTTAATGATGCTAAAGTATAGGTTTAAAACATTATAATGCAACCAAACAACATTAAAATATCAGAAGAAAATGGTATGTCATTGAAAATGATAGGTGAAAACCTCACTTACCTCATGCGCATGCACGGGATTGACGCCAGTCGGTTGAGCAGCGAAACAGGGATAGGTATTGCCACGATCAATAATCTGAGGAAAGGCGTGGGGAATCCCACGATCGCCACGCTTGCGTCCATTGGTGAATTTTTCAGCGTAAAAGTAGGGGAGCTGACTGACAAGGATTTAAGCGTCACGGGAGAGGCTAAACACAATGTGAGGTCGCTGCCGCTCATTAGCTACAGCGATGTAGAGCGTTTTCTGGCCAACACGATCAGAACGGCAGATACCTATACGACAGAAGTCGATGACATGACGGACGATTCGCTGTTTGTGGTAGAGATAACGAATAATTCACTGTCGCCTGAATTAGACCGTGGAACGTATTGTGTGATCTCCCTCAAGGAGCCATTTTGCGATGGCGATATCGTCCTGGTTAAGCTGAAAAATTACCCAATATGCTTAAGGCGAGTTTTTGTTTCCGACGACGACTTGTTGTTTACAAACATCTCATTAGATTCAGATAGCAGCGTGAAGTCCTATAGCGATTATGCGATCGTCGGTGTTCTATTGAAAACGATAAAGAGGCTGAAATAA